CGAACATTACCTTCACGGCAACCTATACGGTTTGACTATGAGCGCACTTTATATTCTCATCACCCTCCAAGTCCTCGACCTGCTAACCACAGTCGTGGCACTACGCAACCCGAAGTTGACTGAGGGGAACAGCATCCTGAAGCCACTGATGGACAAGTTCGGTGTGCTGCCTACTCTGCTGGTTATCAAGGGTGCATTCATTGGGCTGCTGTNNTGGGCTGCNCCACTGGTTCCGGTNGANGTGCTGTACCTGCTGTGTGCTGGGTATTGCTGGGTNNTTTGGAATAACGTCAGGATGATCCTGAACGCTAAATGAATCAGTAAAATACTTGCCGTCGGCTCCAAAATGCGACATAATTGTTTAAACCGTACCAGCGCGGCTCACTGGGGAATCTAAGGATTCATAAATGGACCCAGAAGTAATAACGGAGTCACTACCCGTGCCAGAGTTGGACGTAACGGCTACGCCCGAACCTGTAGCAGATTTGCCGGAAGAAAAGCCCGTAGAAGCACCCAAGACCTTCACACAAGAAGAACTTGATGCCGCTATCGGTAAGCGTCTTGCTAGAGAACAGCGGAAATGGGAGCGAGAGCGTCAAGCCCCCGTTACAGCACCTGTAAACGTCCCACCAGCGGATACGTTTGAATCTGTGGAGGCTTATGCCGAAGCACGAGCGTTAGCACTGGTTGAACAACGGGAGCAGCAACGACAGCATTCTGAGCTAGTTGAGAGCTATCACGAGAAGGAAGAGGAAGCACGCGGCAAGTATGATGACTTTGAACAAGTCGCCTACAACCCTAAGTTGCCTATCACTGATGTGATGGCTCAGACGATTCAGAGTTCTGATATCGGACCTGATGTTGCCTACTTCCTAGGGTCAAATCCCAAGGAAGCAGCGCGGATCGCGAAATTGACTCCGTTCCTGCAAGCGAAGGAAATTGGTCGGATCGAAGCCAGATTGGCTGACAATCCCCCGGTAAAGAAAGCATCGAATGCGCCAGCGCCTTTTGCGCCTGTTACTGCCAGAAGTTCGGGGTCACCCTCGATTGACACCACTGATCCTCGGTCCATCAAGACCATGAGTACATCAGATTGGATCGCGGCTGATCGGTTGCGGCAAATGAAGAAGCTGGAAGCACAGCGTAGTCGTTAACATTACTTTTTGAGGACCATATGTCAAACTCCATTCTCACGATCGACATGATCACCCGCAAGTCTCTCGAGATTCTCGAGAACAACCTTGTGCTGACCCGCAATGTGAATCGTCAATACGACGACTCCTTCGCGGTTGAAGGCGCAAAGATCGGCTCCACACTGCGTATCCGTAAACCGGATCGTGCTTTGGTGACCGATGGTGCCGCTCTGCAAGTGCAAGACACCAACGAGCAGTACACTACCCTGACCGTCTCCAGCCAGAAGCATATCGGCGTCAACTTCACTTCCGCTGAACTGACCATGCAACTGGATGACTTCGCTGACCGTGTGCTGAAGCCTCGTATCAGTCAGCTGGCCGCTTCCATCGATGCTGATGTGGCAAATGCTTACAAGAGCATCTACCAATCTGTCGGCACTCCCGGTACTACCCCTGCGACTTCTTTGGTGCTGTTGCAAGCCCAGCAGAAGCTGAATGAGGCCGCTGCTGGTATGTCTCCTCGTTACGCCACCGTTAACCCCGCTGCGAATGCTGGTTTGGTTGAAGGTCTGAAGGGCTTCTTCAATCCCTCGGACGTTATCAGCCGCCAGTTCAAGAACGGTATGATGGGTACTGGTGTGTTGGGTTACGATGAAATCAACATGTCGCAGTCGATTGCAAATCACACCACTGGTGTGGCTGCGACTTCTCCGATTGTTGCTACCACCGTGTCCACGCAAGGTCAGTCCACTCTGGCGATCAGCTTCACCAGCGGTTCTCCTACGTTCAAGGTTGGTGATGTTTTCACCATCGCTACAGTGTACGCAGTGAACCCGCAAACTCGTCAATCGACTGGTGCGCTTCAGCAGTTTGTGGTTACGGAAGATGTCACCGTTTCTTCGACCACTACAGCCACGCTGAAAATCAGCCCAGCCATTTACACCGCTGACCACGCTCTGGCGACTGTGAATGAGTTCCCTGCTGCATCCGACGCTCTGACGTTCCTCGGTAGCTCTGCTACTGGCTACGCTCAGAACTTGGTGTATCATAAAGATGCGATCACTTTCGCGACTGCTGACCTGCTGCTGCCACAGGGTGTGGACATGGCTTCTCGCCAGAACCACAATGGTATCTCTCTGCGGATCGTCCGTCAGTACGATATCAACAACGACCGTATGCCTTGCCGTATCGACGTGCTGTACGGGTACGGAGTGATTCGTCCTGAAATGGCTTGCCGTCTCTGGGGCTAAATGAATAGGGCTTCGGCCCTATTTTTCGCAACACTTTTTGAAGGAAATATATCATGGCTCTCCCTAATGTTGGTGGCGGCTTTCAAGTCGCTGATGGTAATGTAAACGAAGTCACAATGGTGGCGCGTCCCCAAGTGCGAACAATCACTGCTGCTGCTACTCTGGCTGCTGCGGATTTTGCTTCGGGCATCATCTACGCTACTTCTTCGGGTAATTACGCTCTGACGACCCCCACTGGCGCTGAACTGGACACTATGTTCGGCAATGCAAAAGTCGGTTCTTCGTTTGACTTGTCGTTGACCCACGGCTCGGCTACCAATGTCATCACGCTCACTGCTGGTGCTACTGGTGTAACGGTGCTTGGCTTGGCTACAGTGACGGGTATTACCAGCGGTACTTGGACGTTCCGCAAAACTGGTACTGGTACTTGGTCTGCTTACCGCATCTAATTGACTGAGTAAGTTCATGGGGGTCCGGCAAGTCCCGACCCCATCTGCGTACGTAGTCCCATCAAGGAGCAAGAATGGCCACCACAGCCCTCGACCAAATCACAGGCGCGCTGCGCTTAATAGGCATGCTGGCTGAAGGTGAAGTTCCTTCTTCGGACACTGCGATTGACGCGCTGTCAGCCATGAATCAGATGCTCGATTCGTGGAGCATCGAACGGCTGTCAGTCTACAACACCCAAGATCAGGTGTTCACTTGGCCTTCCGACCAGATCACCCGGACACTGGGTCCAACAGGTGACTTCGTTGGTAATAGGCCTGTGCAAGTAGACGATTCCACGTACTTTGTGGATCCTTCCACTGGTGTGTCTTTCGGCATCAAGATCATCAATCAGCAGCAGTACAACGGTATTGCTGTGAAGACTGTAACCAGCACTTACCCGCAAGTGATGTGGATCAACATGGAAAATCCAGACATTTCCATGACAATCTATCCAAAGCCTACCCGGGCACTGGAATGGCATTTTGTATCTGTTCAGGAACTGACGCAGCCAGCCACACTCGCTACTGAACTTGCATTCCCGCCGGGATACTTGCGCGCATTCAAGTACAACCTTGCTGCTGAAATCGCTGCTGAGTTCGGAGTAGAGCCTTCCCTTCAAGTCAAGCGGATTGCTATGAGCAGTAAGCGCAACATCAAACGGATCAATTCTCCTGATGACGTCATGTCGATACCGTACGCGATTGTGGCTACCCGTCAACGCTTCAATGTCTATGCCGGGAACTACTAATGAAGACTCCCTTCCTTGGAAGTAGCTACGTTGCTCGGAGCATTAATGCCGCGGATAATCATTGCGTAAATCTGTTTCCGGAAGCAATTCCAGAAGGCGGCAAAGAGGCTGGCTTTTTTAGCCGCGCTCCGGGTTTGCGGTTTGTTCAGTCTGTCGGCTTTGGCCCTATCCCGGGGTATGTGGTCGCACAAGACAAATGGGGCTGACTTCTATGTAGTCTCCGGGACCGAAATGTTCAAGATCACTTCCCTTGGCGGTACTCCAGTCAAGCTCGGTAATATTCCCGGCACTGGCCCAGTGTCGATTGCGGACAATGGAACTCAGTTGTTTATTGCTGCTAATGGCCCAAGTTACATCTATAACGAGACTACCGATGTCTTCAGCCAGATCACCGACCCCGACTTTCCGGGTGCCGTGACTGTCCAATACCTTGATGGCTACTTCGTCTTCAATGAACCCGACAGCCAGCGGCTTTGGGTCACAAGTCTGCTAGACGGTACTACCGTTGACCCGCTGGACTTTGCAAGCGCTGAAGGCTCTCCGGACGGTGTGGTCGCTATTGCTGTAGATCACCGTGAACTTTGGGTGTTCGGCACTGACACGATTGAGGTCTGGTATGACGCTGCACTCCCTAGTTTCCCCTTTACCCGTATTCAGGGTGCTTTCAGCGAGATTGGTTGTGCTGCTCCTTATTCGATTGCCAAGCTAGACAATGCCTTGTTCTGGTTGGGCGCGGACTCCCGTGGCTTTGGCATCGTCTACCGGAATCAGGGATATAGCGGTCAACGGATTTCCACCCATGCGGTAGAGTTCGCTATTCAAGGCTACTCGGATATTTCAGATGCCGTGGCCTACACCTACCAGCAAGAGGGCCATGCCTTTTATGTGCTGATCTTCCCAAGTGCGAACACCACTTGGGTCTATGATGTAGCTACAGGTGTGTGGCACGAACGTGCTGGATTCCATGCTGGCGCCTTCACCCGCCACCGTTCCAATTGCCATTGCAACTTCAACAACACTTCGCTTGTTGGTGACTTTGAGAATGGCAATGTCTACGCTTTTGACTTGGATGTTTATGCCGACAACGGCAACATCCAAAAGTGGCTGCGCTCTTGGAGAGCATTACCTACTGGAAAGAATAACCTGAAACGATCTGCCCAGCACAGCTTGCAATTAGATGCAGAAGCCGGGGTCGGTCTGAATTCTGGTCAAGGTTCGGACCCTGAAGTCATGCTTCGTTGGTCAGACGATGGTGGTCACACTTGGAGTAATGAACACTGGCGCAAGATGGGCAAGATTGGGGAATACGGGTTCCGCACCATTTGGCGCAGACTTGGTATGACCACCAAGCTCCGAGATCGTGTCTATGAAGTATCCGGTACTGACCCCGTGAAGATTGCTTTGATGGGCGCTGAATTAGCTGCTTCTCCGACGAATTCATAATGGCTATTCTTGATATCACCAACATCCCGGCACCCAGAGTGCCGTTTGTGGATGAACGCACGGGCTTGATTTCCCGTGAGTGGTATCGCTTTCTCTTGAATTTGTTCATGCTCTCCGGTGGTGGGCAGAACAACACTTCTATCAATGACTTGTTGGTTGGTCCCCCTGTGCAGAATCTTGGTGAGATTGATGTGCAGTCTCTGGAGCTAGCCGGGTACGGTGCTGGTGCGAGTCTGGAGGGTCAGATCGCTGAAATAAAGAAGCAACTACAGGAATTAGCACTGACATGGCAACCCGCTGACCTGTCTGAAGTCTGGAGCCAACTCCAATCCTTGCAAGTCATACCCCCCGTCACTAAGACCGCCGACTTCACAGTCGCTGCTGGCGAGACTTGGCTAATCAACAACAAGTCTGGTTCCACTTGCACGGTTACACTACCAGCAGCGGGATCATTTACTGGCCGGAGCCTGACATTCAAGAATACACAAGCCCAACTACTTGTGTCAGCTTCGAGTAATGTTGCCCCTATCGACAGTGCCACTCCGGGGACGGGAATTTTGCTGGCTGTTGCTGGCAACTGGGCTACGATGATTTCTGATGGCACAAATTGGGTTATCATGCAGCAAGCTCCCAACAACGTTCTTCTTCTGGAGTAATATATGACAGTTACTGTTAAACCCCTGATCCCCGCCAAAATCGCGGAATCTTCACAGACCACACAGTACACCGCCACGGGTGTGACTGCAATCATTGACAAGTTCACAGCCACGAATTACAGTGCTGGTGCTGCTACAATTTCTGTGAACTTGGTCACTGGCGTCAGATACTGCGAGGGGATCAGAACTTGATTACCAAGACCAAGACACTGCAACCTGACTGAAGTCTACACCTTCCCGGAATTGGTCGGGCAAGTACTTGCCCCAAGCGGGTTTATCAGTACGATTGCAGGGACCGCCACTGCAATCAATATTCGGGCTTCCGGGCGCGAGGTATCGTGATGCAAGTCCGTGCCGCCATTGCCGAAGACTTGCCAAAGTACAAGGATCAAGCGCGTATGTTTCATGCTGCGTCTCCTGTACATTCCGCGATTGACTTCGATGATGATGGCTATGCTAATTTCTATTTAGCGGCATTGACTAACCCAGACATTGGGATGTGGCTTGCAGAGTCAGAGGACAAAGTTGTAGGAATTGCGGGTGCCTTGATGTATCCAATCTACTTCAGTCCGAATACTAGGGTAGCGCAAGAACTTTGGTGGTGGCTCACGCCAGATTCACGCGGAACAGGTGCTGGTGCTGCGATGTTTGCTCAGATTGAGCAATGGGCTGTAGAGCAAAAGGCTCAGGCAATCTTTATGATTGCTCTTGAAGACAGCAGAGTAGATTCAATGGTTAAGGTGTACGGACGGGCTGGGTATCGTCCTACAGAGCGAACTTTCATGAAGGAGATGTAATCATGGCTATCAGTACAGGAATGGCGATACTTGGTGGCGCTGTCGCCAGCAGCCTTATCGGAGGAAAAGCAGCAAAAAGTGCAGCTAGTACTCAGGCGGCTTCTGCGGATCAATCTGCCGCTCTGCAGAAGGAAATGTTTGATAAGCAGATGGAACTGCAAGAACCGTTCCGTGCTGCTGGCATAACTGGCCAGAACCGATTGATGGAACTGTTGGGTCTGGGTGGTAATGTTGGCGCTGCTGGGTACGGGAAATATTCACGAGACTTCGGGATGCAGGACTTCCAGCAAGACCCCGGATACGCCTTCCGATTGTCGGAGGGTTTGAAGGGTCTTGACCGACAGGCGGCTGCTCGTGGTGGTTTGATTTCTGGTGGTGCTTTGAAAGCGGCTACCCAGTATGGGCAAGAAATGGGTTCGCAGGAATACCAGAACGCGTTTAACCGCTACCAGACCAATCGAACGAACCAGCTTCAGCCACTCGGTAATCTTCAGGCAATTGGTCAGTCTGCCGCAAGTAACCAAGGCTCCGCTGCTGGTGCTTATGGTACTGCTGGTGGTAATGCAATCATGCAAGGCGGCGCAGCCACAGCGGCGGGACAATTGGGGATGGGGAATTCAATCACCAATGCTTTGAGCGGAGGCATCAGTGCCTACGGTCAGCAGCAGAACTTCAATAATTGGCTGAACCAGTCACAATTGAATACAGCTAACGCATCCTCTGATCCACTTGGTACATTCATTACATCAAAAGGTTGGTAATCATGGCTGATCTCAACGCGCTAATCGCACAAGGGGCACAATTCAAAGCCCCACCTGACCCGTTTGAACAGTATGGACGGATGCAGCAACTAGAACAAGGCCAACAGGCCAATCAGTTGAATATGATGAAAATGGACGAGTATCGACGGGGATTGACTGAACAAAATGCCCTGCGGAACCTTGATCCCTCTGCTGCGGACTATCTTGCGCAAGTTTCCAAAATCAATCCTAAACTTGGCTTTGAATTTGGAGAACTTCAAGGAAAAGCAGAGACAGCTAGGCTAGCTCAACAAAAGACCCTTGTTGAAACTACTGCTGCGAAAAAGAAACTTGAAGCGCAGGCTTTGCGGGACATCAGTCAGAACCCATCGGATGCACAAATTCAAGCGTACAAGGAAGACATCGTTAATTCCGGCTTGTATTCGCCGCAAGAACTTCAGACATTAAATACGACTGTTGAAGGGTTGATGCAGCTTCCGTATGAACAGCGTAAATCTGTTTTTGCAAGTCAGGGTGCGTCCGCAGGGGAGCTAAAACCAACGTTGACCGCACAAAACCTTGGCGGTTCTACCCAAATGCTATCGACCCCGGCATTTGGCGGTCAAGCTGGCGTTGTACCGGGATCTGTGCAGCAAATGAGCATGACACCCGGCCAAGCACAAGCCAATCAAATTGCAGAAGCCCGACTTGCCCAAGGCGATCGTCGACTTGCTGGCATTGAGGATCGTGCAGCTGCAGCAGCTGGGATTGGCACTGCGCTTGCACCTAAGGAAGTGCAGAAACGCGAAGCAAAGTACCCACAAGCTACAGCTGCAGTTCGTGAGACGTTATCTGCGCAAGACCAGCTTATTAAAGACTTGGAAGCACTTAAAAAGCATTCAGGGCTTAAGGGTATTACTGGTGTTATTTTTGGTCGTACGCCCAGTGTTGCTGAAGATTCTCGAGAAGCCAAAGCCAAGTTTGATAAAATTATGGCACGCGGCGGTTTTTCTGAGTTGGCTAAAATGCGCGCTGCATCCCCAACAGGCGGTGCTTTGGGTAATGTCTCAGATACTGAGGGTAAATACTTGCGACAAGCCTTTGCAGCTCTTGACCCCACGCAGTCCACTGAAAGTTTTCAAAAGACTATTGATGAGGCTATTGCAGAGCTGCAAGGATCTAAGGAGCGTGTGCAGGATGCTTATGACATGACCTACGAGTACCGGCAACCGCAAGCAGCTGCTACAAAACCCGCTGATGGGTGGGGTAAGGCGGTGGCAAAATGACTACCTATAGCATTTCTGCGCCTGATGGCAAGACCTACGAAATTGAGGGCCCAGCTGGGGCGTCTCAAGAGGATGTGCAAAATGAAGTAATGCGTCAAAACCCGCATTTGTCTGGTAGCCCACGGCCGACAGAACCGACGGCTGTGGCCGAACGTCCGGCAGAATCTGCACCGGCCGCACAGTCAGCTTGGGATAAGGCCTCAAAAGGGGATATCATCGCTGGCCTACCCGCCACGCGCACAATTGCAGGTATTGCAGCGCCCGTTGTAGGTGCTCTACAAGCAGGCGCTAATATTGGTGACTGGATTTCTGAAAAGCTGGGTCAGGATCCTGTGCTAGGCAAATATATTGCTGAGAAAGTTGGTGAGTACGAAGCTTCTAAGCAACGTGGAATGGCTGCGCTTGGTAAAACTGGCCCTGATATTTTAGGGTTTGCTGGAAGTGCTGGAACTGGTGCAGCAGCGCTACGCAATATCGCCCCCGCAGTAAGCTGGGGCGGTAAGATCTTGCAAGGTGGTGCCGTTGGTGCAGGTGCAGGTGCAACCACCCCAAGTGCAACCCCGGGTATTGACCAGACGCTTATGCAGGCAGGTGCAGGCGCTGCTTTAGGCGGTGGTGTTCCAGCTGTTGCCCCAATTATTGCAAAAACAGGCAGGGCTGCATACCGTACATTGCTTGAGCCCATGTTAGACCCACAGTCAATTAAGGGTCGTGCGTACATGGAAGCTACAGGGTCTAAGACACCACAAATTATCAACGCCTTACGGACTAATCAAGAGCTAGTGCCCGGTAGTCAACCAACAGCCGGAGCAGCAGCTTCTGGAGTTGGCCGCGCAGAGTTTAGTGCTTTGCAGAAAAGCGCAGAAAAGGTGCTGCCTTCAAACTACCTTGCAAGAAGTGATGCCCAAAATGCTGCGCGCCTAAACCAGCTGTCTTCAATCTCAGGAACTGAGACCTCACGTGAAGCTGCAAAACTTGCCCGAGGTGCTACGTACAAACAAAACCTAGCTGCAGCAGAAGCCCAAGGTATCGATGCGCCCATGGCTTCGGCGCTTAAACCCCAAGTTGATAGTCTTATGGCAAGGCCCTCAATGGAGGAAGCAAAGACTTTAGCAGTTCGGCTAGCAAAAGAACGTGATATTGAGCTTACTGATTTTGGGTCTATAGAAGGTCTGAACTGGGTTAAGAAAGGGCTTGACGAACAAATCTCTGCAGCATCTAAATTAGGTTCTGCAGCTGGGAAGGAAAAGCTTTCAGCCTTGCTACAAACTAAAGATGACCTGCTTGCTACGCTTGATCAGATTGCCCCCGGCTTGTCTACTGCACGCACAACTTTTGCAAAGCAAAGCAAGCCCATTAACCAAGCAGAAGTTGCCCAGTATTTAAAAGATAAACTAGTACCAGCTCTTGACGAAGAAGCTGGGCAACGTGCAGCTTCTTTTGCGGGGGCTGTACGTGATGCTCCGGGTACAATCAAGCGGTCATTGACAGGTGCCCCGCGCTATGAGAAACTGTCAGACGTTTTAGACGAGGGCCAAATAGCAAAGGTTGAAGCTATTCAAAAGGATCTAGCTCGCGCGGCGCGCCAAGAACTTATGGCACAGAAGGGGTCTCAAGCTGGACCAAGTGCTATTGATGTTGCCAGCCAGTCAATCTCAGGTGCTACTGGCGGCGGAAAAATACCAAACCCGCTTAGCCGGGTGGTCACTATCGCCAACGCAATCATCGGGCGACTTGAAGGTAAGATTGATAAGAAGCTTGCTATTGAAATTGCCACTGAAATGCTTGAGCCTAAAGTAGTTGCTGCAGCCTTAGAAAAAGAAGTTGCAAAAGGTGCAAAGAAGGCTGCAAAGTCTGTAGTTATTAACAAGCTGCGGCTTCCCGCCACTGCGGCTGGTGTAAATGCCCTAACTGAAATGGAACAATAATGAGTACTCCAGAAGATTGCCCCTATGACTCTATTATGCTGGACCGCAGAGTGCACACAAACAATGACCATTCAATACGGATTGCCTTGCTTGAGCAGGGGATGAAGAAGTATTACATCTGAATTACATGGCATTAACGGCAATATCACCAAGCTTATTTGGATTGCAGTCGCAGCTGTTGTAGCTAGCTTTATGCAGTTTCTTTTAAAGGGTGGCCTAGCATGATTTCATTTGACGAAGCTTTTACACGGCTCCTTGGGCACGAAGGTGGCTACGCCAATGATCCTGCAGATCCTGGTGGTGAGACTAATTGGGGTATCAGCAAACGGAGCTATCCCCAACTGAATATTAAAGGTCTTACAAAAGAAGCTGCAATGGTGATATACCACACAGACTTCTGGCAGCCCCTTGCAGATGCAGCCCCGGCTATTAAGTTTCAAGTATTTGACTTTGCGGTTAACTCTGGGATCAGTACCGCAATTCGTAAACTACAAGTTGTAGTTGGGGTGGCAGACGATGGACATTGGGGTCCAATGTCAAAAGCCGCGTTAGCCAAGCTAGATACATGTGACGTATTATTATTACTGAATGCTGAGCGCCTTGAGTACATGGCCAAGTTAAAGGCTTGGCCTGATTTCAGTAGAGGTTGGGCACGTCGCATTGCAGATAACTTACGGTACGCCGCAAAGGACAACTGATGAACCCATTACTTTTAGGCCCCCTGTTTGAGCTTGGCAAAGGCATCATCGACAGGCTATTCCCTGATCCGCAAAAGAAGGCTGAAGCGGAACTGGAACTGCTGAAGATGACGCAGTCTGGAGACCTGCAAGTGATCCTTGCCCAGCTTCAGATCAATGCAAAAGAAGCGGAAAGCTCCAGCGTCTTTGTTGCAGGCTGGAGGCCATTCGTAGGTTGGACTTGCGGCATAGGTCTGTTCTATGCGACGATCGGCGTAAACCTGCTTAGCTGGCTGTCTACAGCTAAGGGCTGGCCACTGCCGCCAGTAGTGGACACAGACACGCTACTCTATGTCCTTGGGGCTATGCTTGGGATTGGTGGCTTGCGGACGCTGGAGAAGATCAAGGGCATTGCAGCGAAGTAATTAGTTTGGGTCGTCATTGGGCTCAAAGTCGTCTTCAGGCGGATCGTAGTCATCGGCGTCCGGATGGGGCAGCCGATAGCCACGCCCTTTGCATACTGTACAAGCAGCTCCGTCGTATAGGCCCTCGCCTGTACCGGCACATGCCCAGCACTCGCATAGATCTTCATCTTTGATAGTCATAGTGATGCTCCTTTGATGCCGTGGGCGGCTTCGATGGCTTGGCGCAGATCGTTAAGAACAGCAACCTTCCCTCGCACAAAATCACACTGACTGCATATACACGCNTGTCCTGATGGGAGCGTATGGAGTGTGAATGCTGTCCCCTCAATTAACAAGCGTGCGGACTTCATAGCATCAATTTGGTTCATGGTTTATCCTTGCGTAAAGTATTTCATCAAGCCCTAGACCAAGGGCTAATGCCCGGACTCTGCCGCCGCGCTCAAGGTCGTCAACTCTTGCAATCGCTTCAATCTTTTGCTTCTCAGCCACCTCGATGGCTTGGCGCAGATCACGAATCTCATCGTCCTTTGCCTCAATTGATCCAATGCCTGTTTCTGCTTGGCGTTGTTGCCATGTCTTAATCATGATTTGCTCCTTGTGTAGAGTGGTTCAACGCTTTGAATCAACTCAGCTCTAACTTGCTGTTCTGCTTGCTCTTTCCTCCATATAACCAGCTTGTCGGTCACACGGGCACCGCCAATCCTGCCATCAAAGCAAACGAGTCAAGCCACAGGCTCCACCTTCTCAGCCACCTCGATGGCTTGGCGCAGGGCTGTAATGGCATCCTCTGTGATAACGCCCAACGTGCTCAGCACTAACTGCTTTACGTGCTTTCTCCAGCGCCTCAAGCGTCCTGTTTCATTGCTTCTATCATTCTGTTACT